GTCAGATTATGCACTAGGCAACCCGCGGATGATTATCCGCATGTTGTGGCACACAGTTTATCGACATGTGCCTTGTGGTCGGTGCCGGAAGCAGCGTATTAAACGCGCCTGGCGGCGTGGGGTGTAATTGTGGCCAGCTGCCGTGCGTTCGAGGCGACGGCGGGCGGCGCTGGGGTGGGCGTCAGATATATGTTGCCCATATCCCAGACGCCGGAGTACTCAATGTCATCGTAAATGCACAACAGTTGCGGCTCATAGGCCAAGAGCGTTATTGCGCCAGATGCGACAAGGGCGCGAAACTCGGCAATTGTGAAGGTGATGATGTCCGTGCCAACTTTAATCAACTCGTGGATTTCCTCCACGGTGGGACCGTGGTGGAACGGAGACGCATACTCAATGCGGTAACGAGGCTGACTGCGCCAATCATACAGCTCCTGTGCATACTGGGATAAGAGGCGCATGGCGCCAGCGCCGCCGGCAGCGGCCATTCGACCACCCATGCGGAGCAGTTCAGACCCGGCGGCACCGACCAATCCGCTAACGGCTGATCGTGCGCTTCCCGCCCAAGACGACGACGAATTCTCAACGGTGGACAAGACGGCGGCAAAGCCGCTGGGATCACCGTGTGAGTCAGATTTGCCAGGGATATTGACGCCGACTGTCTCGTAGATGCCGTTAACGGCCCATGTGAAGTTGTTGCCGGCAGTGCTGTTAACATACATGACCATGGACAAAGGATCGGTGGCTGACGGAGTGACGTAATCAACGTCCGTAGAGGCGGTCGGGACCCAGACCAAGGTGATCGTGTCACGCTTGGTGGTTACCGCGTAACGTTCCGCGGTTGGAAAAGAGTTTAGATTGGCATTGGTCAGGCCAGTGATCATATTGGCGTTATCCGGGTGGCGGATTGACAGAATCACACCTCCCAGGTTGTTTTCAGTGCCGATATACGTAAGTGTCATTGAGAATCCGACTACGCGGCCCTGCAATTTGAGTGAGGTCGTGGCAAAATCAGCGGCGGCCCACGGACTGTTGACGCTGGTGGTCGAGACGCCTCCTTCGACGTAGGTGGACGGTAAAGTCAACAGTGCATACGCCGCACTACTATAGTAGATTGCATTGTAGTCGGAGGCTTGTGATCGTCCCGGGCCGCATTGGAGGAAGCCGACGCCATTAGTGCCGACGGTCATGGTGCCTGTGGCCCACGCACGGTACTTGAATGACGGTGCGATAGGCCATTCAGTCGGCACGCCAACCAACGGTCCGTGTTCTGGATCCATTATGGCCTGTGCGTAATCACGTGCGATCGAGGATAGACCGTTACCGCGGCTACGGTTTATGCGACCAGCGGTTGCCGCAATCACATTGTAGTCCTGATTGTTGTGGCCCTTCGGGGCATTGCGCTTCATCAGCGGGCCCGGGCTACGGAAGGTGTTGGGCTCATCGTTGCCAAATTGGGAGCGACTGCGGTTCGGTGTGCGCATGATTGCGACTGCCTTGGATGCAACACGTTGTTGCTGAGGCTTGTTGTTGTTTTTGTTTTTGTTGTTTGCCCTTGACATGGCAAAATTCGTTGTTAGTAATAAGAACAATAAGGTCAATACCCCTAAAGTCGTTAATAGTAAGCGTGATGATCGTGCTAAAGCGCAATCGGGTTGATTTTTCTTTGGAAAAATCTTCTGGGACACCCATCCCAATCGCCCGCAGGTTTGGTCGGCCAACAGCATGGCTGACACGGGTTGATATGATACGCGGTGTTCTCCAGCCGTCGGAGGGGCATTACCACGCCGCGGGAAGCTCTGTGCGAAGGAAGATACGCGATTCTCGAAGAACCACCGCCACGATGGGTTGATATCGAAGGCTGTCTCGATCACTTCCATCGGACGACATGAGCTGATTCGCTTCTCAATCCGCAATTGTTCTGAGACGGTGATGTTGTAGCGGCGCTCAACCAAGAGCCGTGAACCGAGACTGACCTCAGCAGGTCCGTCATACCCTCGCACATGAGCTAGACTTGCCATAATTCTCTCACGCTCAAATGAGTTTAAGCTCCGTTCATTGATTATGAATTTAGTCACATTGTTGGCAGTGAGCATGCAATCGGACAACACGCGCCAAGCCAGGGCGTCTACGATCGGGCAACCGCGGTACATGTATGCGTATGAGAAAGCTTTGGCCGCCAAAAGCATCTTAAGACGTTTGGGGCCGGAATGCACATCTCGAGCACTGCTCCAGCAGAAGGCACCAAAAGCATAGCGCGGGTCAACAATGGGCGCTAAGGTGTCAACGTCATATACGATCCCGCAAAAGTCAGCCTCATTGAGACTTGGAACGGCATTGATTACCATGTTGATGCCGAGGCTTGCGAAATCGGCGGTGGTCGGCGTCACACTGACCGGGGCCACCATCACGAGATCATCGCCTTCATGACATGAATACTGCGACGGCAGTTTGTAGTGAATCAGATCAGCCTTCATTTGCGTTAGGAAACGCACCACGTACATCACCGTCATCACCGTAGTGAACGCAGTGTCCATCTCCCCGGATGACATTTTCGCATCAAATTTGGCGGTAAAATGTTTAAAATGGACACTCTGACGACCCGATTTAACGCTCACGAATTCACGCAGACGCATGCGAGCGAAAGGGTTGATCTGCGTCATGTGATGCACGATCGTGCCCAGAACAGCCCTGTAGAGCGCTTTGGTGAATGATGATTCACAGCTGGTGATATCGCCTACGCTGACGCATCCCGAGAGGCACCCCAGTTTCTCGTTGATGTACGCCGGACGCTGATCAACTGACACGCTTTTCACCAGCTCGGGATAGTACGCGTACATTGATTCCAGCGCCTTGACATACGGTCCGAAGCGCACCTTAGCATGATCGGATCGTGAAATTATCACACGCACATTTTTCACGTCAGCGAGGAACTCATCCTTGCCAAACGCCTTAGAGCGGTAATATTTGCTTGGCATGCGCACGTGCGACTCAACCTCAGGCATATCATCAATTATGCGGCGCAATTCAGCTTTGCGTGACTCGGGGTGGTTGATGCCATTGATCCAGTTCAAGGCGTCGAAGTTATGGTCGGCGCTAATGGGAGCAACGGCACGTTTTATCAGGTCGCGCTCCACATAACGGCGAAGCCGCTCAACCATCGCGTGGTCAGCAGTGGGCGGCCTGCGGAGGACGCGATGTTGGAGTCCGTGTATCAGACTTAATGGGTCCTGGCAATTCGGCTTGGGGGGAACAAAGTCCGGCCCGAATGACATCCGCACGGCCATTGGCCGGCAATCGGGCATCCGCGGGAATTCACCATGTATGGTGATTGTGTGGTCAACAAACTCGGGTGTGATGCCAACCACATCATCCGTGAGACTGCCGTACAAGAGTGCGGCTGTTGACGCCGCATTATCACGCACCGGGAACTTGCGGCGTATGGCTTCATTGCGGGACATCACGCGGCGCACTGCGTATTCCAAAGTGCACTGCACCCAACCATTGTCAAGTGAGTATCGATCATGGTCGATCGCAGAGCTGCTTCGGATTAGATTAACCATTCTGCTGCGAATAAGATCCTCTGTCTCGCATGCGGAGGTGTTGACACGCACGCTCATCAAGTGCGCGTACAATTCCGGGCTGTGAAACCCTGTAACCTTTCTGATGGCCGTGGTAAGGTTGATGCTGTGATCGCGCGTGAGTTGCATGAACAGGCTACGCTCGCAAACATAATGACAGGCGTACACACGATTATCATACTGAACCTGACCGATTTCCATATCCAACGTCCGCGCGTTGTCATGTGTCAAGACAGCGGCACCCAGTAAGACGCTGTGACGCACAACCGTGTACTGATCAGACATCGCAACATAGTTGAAGGCTATGTGCATCATCAAGCCCAGCTCAGGGGATGCCCACTGACAGATGCAGTGCATAACAGCACCAGCAGCGTTGATCTGCCATGACAACCCTTGTTTGTGCTTGTTGATGGTCTCAATGAGTATTATGAACAATCTCAGTTTTGGGAACAATTGGCAAAGCAGCTCCTCAACAACTGTGCCCAGCAGCCAGTTGACCCTCGCGCTGAACAGTAACGTTACACAAATAAGCGCTGGTGTTGCCCACATGACGAGTCCGATGTACTCCAAATGGGAGTAATGTGCCAACGCCCACTCGTCAAATATCTGCCCAATCATCAACAGATGCTCCGCCAGCAGAGCCGTGGCCGGTCGAATTGGTCCATTGTATCTCTGCCATGATTTCCCTTCACCGGCGGCCCAGGTGATGATCCGAACTAACATCGGGGCCATGACGTACAAAAAGGCGCTAACAGCGACGGGGGTGCAGAGAACGCCACTGCCGAAATGATCAGCAATTCTGACCAAGACCGTGAATGACATCACTTCCGTAAAGTAGAATATGCACAGGCATGTCATTCTCACCATGGCATTGAGTTTGTGCAAACGAGCAAAACTGACCCAGAATTTTATGGCGGCGTAGACTGCGTCCACATCAAGGATGACGCTGGCTATATGGAAAATCCACCACATCGGGTCGATCCAAGAGGTCCACCACGGACCATCAACAGCGGCCCCATACAACATCATGGCACACGTCTGCATTGGATGATCGGATTCCATCTCCGGGTAGAGGCTCGGATTTTCACAGACCCAACGACGAGACTTCTCATCGACTTGTGTCTTGAAATCACGACAATTAGTGATGTCGTGCTTGGCGTCAAGAGCACCGGCATGTTGTTGCCTGGTACGCTCAATTGACTCCGCAACAAGCGATTGCACGTTAACGGCACGTGAACGCTTGGGAAGTTTGTTTTTAATTTTTATGGGCGGAGATGCTACTCCGCTAGTTTCCGTTTTTTTGCCGGATC